ACAAGATATGATGCCTGACGAGCAAATGGAAGATGAATACTTAGATTTTATTATAGATCAATCATTATCTCCAGAAGAAGAAACGTCATTAATGAATAAATTAGAAGCTGATCCAGAGTTAAGCGTAATGTTTGATAAAGTTATGGATACAGCTACAGAATTTGCAGGAGCTGGCCCAGTTGATGGCCCAGGTTCTGGAGTCTCCGATTCGATACCAGCACGGTTATCGGATGGTGAGTTTGTCTTTACAGCAAAAGCTACAGAGCAAATAGGCGCAGATAGATTACAGAGTATGATGGATGATGCCGAAGCTGAAGCTGATGTTATGAGACAACAAAACGCAGAAGGTGGAAAAATAGAAGAAGAACCTAAAGTTGATAGATTTGGAAAGCCTGTTGATGAAGACATAGCTGAAGATGAAATCAGAAAAGGTATGATGTCTGTTAATCCACGTTTGCAATAACGATAGAGCTACCTTAGTTTACTAAGCCCTTTATCACAACATTAACCGAAAGGCTACCTTTACAAAAACAAACCCTGCATAAGTCGACATTAGCAGCCACTTTGTTTAGAAAGCCCTGAGTAGGAGTAAGATATGGCAACACAAGCAAAAGAAGCAAACCCTTATAACGCTAATAAGGATTGGCACAAGCAAGATGAAAAACCATTTGTATCTGCTGACGGTGCATTTTTTGAAGAACCTAAACCTAAAGTTGAGGCTCAAGAAGAAGAACCAAAGCAAACTAAGAAGGAAGCTAAAGATAAACCTTATAGCAAACCTGATTATAAAAAAAGATATGATGATTTAAAGACACACTATGATTCTAAATTAGGCGAGTTTAAAGCCAGAGAAAAAGAACTGCTAGAAGAAGCTGCTAAAAACAGACCAAACTATGTAGCTCCAAAGTCTGAAGAAGAACTAGCTAAATTTAGAGAACAATATCCAGATGTTTATGAAGTAGTTGAAACTGTAGCACATCTACAAAGTTCTGAAAAAACTAAAACTTTAGAAGAACGAGTAGCATCTCTACAAGAGCGTGAAACAGAACTTCTTGCTAAACAGGCGGAAGAAAGACTAATAAATAACCATCCTGACTTTGAAGAGATTAAGAATAGTGATGAATTCCATTCGTGGGCTAAATCACAACCACAATCAATTCAAGATTGGATATATAAAAACAGTAGTGATGGAGATCTTGCAAGTCGTGCTTTAGATTTATATAAACGTGATATAGGGCTAGATTCAAAAGCTAGTAAGCCTAAAAAGAAAAAGTCCAATAAATCTGCTGCTGATATGGTTTCAACCAAAACAACTGCGGTTGAGCCTAATACGCAAGATAAAATTTGGACTGAACAGGAAATCGCTAGGATGTCTATTGCTGAATTTGACAAGTACGAAGAAGAAATCGGAAAAGCAATTCACGAAGGCAGAATAGTAAAACAATAACTTTTAATTTGATATAATGGAGAAGTAAAATGGCTTATAACCAATCAGATCAGTACTTTGAACCAAGTACCGATACTAACGCTAACTTTGCGAACTCCGTAAGTGGTCAAACTAATTCGTTTTTCCTTCCTGCAGTCTACTCTAAAAAGGTTCTTAACTTCTTTAGAAAGGCTTCGGTTGTAGAAGCGATCACCAACACAGATTATGCTGGTGAAATTGCCGCTTTCGGAGATTCCGTAAAGATTATTAAAGAACCTGAAATAACTGTGTACCAGTACGAACGTGGCGCAGACGTTACAGCAACTAAATTAACTGACCAAGAGTTGACTCTTGTAGTTGATACAGCTAACGCATTTAAATTCATCGTTGATGATATTGAAACTTCAATGTCTCACGTGAACTTTAAAGAAGTAGCTAGTTCATCTGCAGCATACGCTCTTCGTGATGCTTATGATGAAGGTGTAATTGCTACTATGTTCGCAGGTGTTTCTGCCTCAAGTCCTAACCACATTCTTGGTTCGGATAGTGCTACTGATTTAGCAGCAGGAACATTTGATGGAACTGGTAATCTTGACATCGGTTTTGCAGCAAGTGAACACGATCCTATTGACGTATTGTCACATATGGCTCGTTTGCTTGATGAACAGAATATTCCAGAAGAAGGTAGATGGTTCTTAGCATCACCTGATTTCTACGAAGTTCTTGCAAGTTCATCGTCAAAACTTTTGTCTGTTGATTACAACGCAGGTCAAGGTTCTATTAGAAATGGTCTAGTCTCAAGTGGTAAGCTCCGTGGATTCGATATGTACAAGTCAAACAACATTGCAAGCACATCTAATGCTGCTGGCAAATGTATTGCTGGTCATATGTCGTCTACAGCTACTGCTCAGACTATAACAAGTACTGAAGTAATCAGAGATCCTGATAGCTTTGGAGATATAGTACGAGGACTCCACGTTTACGGTGGAAAAGTACTACGTTCTGAAGCATTAGTTTCTGCTTTCTACGGTATTGACTAAACAGATTAGGGAGGTGTAAAAGCCTCCCCTTTCTTTTTTAGAGTAAAATTTTATTAACACTAACTTATCTTTTAAAGATAAAGGAGACACAAAATGTCAAACCCAGTATTTAAAGTAAGAGATACAGGGCGCAACTCAGCCAGAACAGGAGATGTTCAGGAAATTGCTGACAACATATGTACTTCGTGGACTTCAGCGACAACAGGAACTATTGCAGTAACTGCTGCCGCTACTTACGATGTTTCATTTACACAACCAGCCGATACTATTATCAGAAATCTTATTGCCATTCCAGCAGGTAACATTGTTACAGCAGGAGCTTCAGGCGATGATGTTGATTTTGATTTAGGTACTGCAGCAGGTGGTGGTCAAATTATTGATGAAGAAGCTATTCTTGATGATGGTGGATCAGCAGTAACTTGGACAGCAAACGCACCTTTGTATATTATTCAAAACTCACACGGACACGCAGCTAACCAGTTTGTAAGCACAGCTACTACAGCAGGTGTTGTTGGAGGCCCTGCAACTTCAGAAGCTATTGTTATAGCATCTACGTTGTATAGTGCTTCTGCTCGTACACTATATGCTCGTCTTAAGCCCCTAGCAAATGACCTTGCTACGGCAGCTACAACTGTTACTTATTTAGTTGAGTTTCTACATCTTGGCTCTACTCCTGATCAGTAGATATGCCACAGATAGGAAACGATAAAAATCCTATGATCCTAAATGGCTCTAGAGGCCCTAAAAGCACTAGAGTCTTAGGATTGTTAGGTAACGCATATTCTGGTGAAGCAAAACAGAAATACAACGATAACTATGATCGTATTTTTGGTAAAAAGAAAAAGGGTAAATAATGGCTACAACATATTTAACACTCGCTAATGAGACTTTAAGAGAGCTTAATGAAGTACAACTTACATCATCAAACTTTTCAGATGCTGTAGGAATACAGGCTTTTGTTAAGGAATCAATTAACAGAGCGTTAAATGATATAGCTAACCAAGAACCTCAATTACCTTTCTTTGCAGCAGCAGCTAGTGGAGGAACAGATCCTTTCTACGGTAATGTAACTGTAGCAACTGTAGCAGGAACTCGATGGTACACACTTAAATCAGGAAGTTCTAGTATTACTACAGATTACTCTTCTATAGATTGGGATGATTTTTATATTACAACAATAAGTGTATCAGGCGAATCAGCTCCGTATGTTTCAAGAGGTTTAAAGTTTATATCTTTAGCAGATTGGAGAAGATACAGAAGAGATTCGGAGAACGCAGATGATGCGGATACTCAGAACTATGGAGAACCTCGTTATGTTATACGAAGCCCAGATCATCGTAAGTTTGGACTTAGTCCTATACCAGATAAAGTATATAACGTGCATTTTTATGCTTATGCTAAACCAACTGCTTTATCAGCACACGGTGATGCTATCATTCTTCCTGACCAATATGCTCCTGTTATATTAGCTAGAACACGTTATTATGTTCATCAGTTTAAAGAAAACTTACAACAAGCAGCTTTTGCATTAGATGATTATAAAAAAGGTATGAAGTATATGAAATCTAACTTAATTAATCCACAACCGAAAAGTATGACAGATGATAGGATTTATTTCTAATGGCAGCTTCGCAACCCTTTTCAGTTGCGTTGCAAGGTGGTTTAGATAAGTCTAATAATTCAATAGAACTTTTACAAACTCCAGGAAAAGCAACAAAATTAAAAAACTTTGAAGTCTCTACAAAAGGTGGATACAGACGCATTAATGGTTATTCGCAGCTAGGAGACGGAACAAGGCCTAATAGCTCTAATGAAATATTAGGTATGCACGTTTACGCAGACGGAGTAATTGCTTGTTCAGGAACAAATATATATTTTAGCCAAGATGGTGACAGTTGGTTACAACTAAACAGAGCAAGTGTTGCAGGTGGAGGAGACAATTATAGCACCTTTACAGGTCGTAGTGCTTCTGCAAGAACTTCACAAAGTAAAGCGCACTTTGCTACTTATGAAGGAGATACAGTTTACGGTGAAGTTATTGTTACTGATGAAGGCTCTGGAGTAAAACCTTTTTACTTTAAAATGACAGGTACAGATTCTGATATAACAAACAGAACTTTTTTTGCAAAAGAGATTACAGTAAGCGGAACACATTATCCAAAATATTGTGTAATACATAATAAACATTTAGTAGTTGCAGGAGCAGCTACAGCTTTAAATACTATATATTATAGTGGCACAAGTGAT